GTTGGTCCACTTGGTGCAGCTGTGAAAGTTGCTACTCCTGTAACTGCAAGAGTTCCTGCCAATGCAGTTGCGCCCGCAACATCCAACGTGCTTCCTAGCACTGCTGCCTTATCCGTGTTGAATCCGCTGTATTTTACTACTGGGATGTAATTTTCTAACAATGACATATTTTTTTAGTTTAACCCTCTCGGATCAAGTCCGGTAAAGGGATGAATAATTAGCTTAGACCTACCATCTGACCTTGTAGACGTGGATTCTCCGAAATGAAGTTACCTGCGTAAATCAAGTGTCCAACTTCAGCAAGCTGATCAACTGGTGACATCATGTCACGGAAGTTGAATCCTCTTGTAGAAGGAACTCTGCCAGGAACGCCCATAGGAACCCCGGAATTACTCTTCTTGAAGTTGACCTGCTTTAGACCAGAGATGTTGATGCCCTTGAATCCAAAGAAGTTTGTGTTGATGAAGAACATTTTTCCTGAAGGAATCTGCTCATCTTTAACAATCGGTGTACCACGGAAGAACAAAACATCGAATCCTGCTTGTCCAGCAAGACCATCTGCTCTTGGAAGCATTCCAAAGGCGTTCATCTTAGGATAACCATTTTGTGTGTAACCAGCACGAACAGTAGGCTGTAGCAAAGATTCGTATGTTGACCATAGAGCCTTTGTGGTAGCGATAATGTCTGGAGAATCGTTGCCGATCTGAACTGCATCATATGCAGTAGCCATCTTAGCAAGAGTCAATGCACCGGCTGAGGCTAGGTAGTAACCCTTGAGTGAAACATATGTAGTCCTAGAAAGGCCTCCATAGGTTGAGAAGTTTGTACCGTCATCAGCTGCGTTGTAAATTGAATCCCAAGAATTTCCTACTCCAGTTCCTGACCACAGGTTTGTAGCCATGACTTGCATCAATGACTGTGCCTGTGAATCGAATTCTGCTTCAAGGAGATCGATAACTCTCTCATCTCCTTCATTAAGAGTTGTTTCTATATTAGCAACAACAACAGGCTTGTAAGCCATCTTTGGCTGGAAGCTCATTGTAGTTCTAGTATTCTGTCGGTCAGTATCGAGCTTATCAGCAATACCAGTGTTGCCACCATTTGTTGAATCCTGATACTTGATTATCACGTCGTAAGCAACACCGGACTTCCAAGGCTTTGCATTCTGCAAAAGCTTCATAAGAACAGGTGAGCCTTTTGAAACTGTATCGAACACTTTAGGAACGATATAGTTTCTTGTAACCGAGGTTACAGCTTCACTAAAAATCATTTTATTTTATTTTATTTTTTTCCTTTGACGTATTCGAGGTAGCCAGCGGCTCCGTCAAATTGAGACATGGTATTCGGGTCATATCCAGAATCTTCTGATATTGCACCGCCGGGGCCAGTTGATATGGGGTCAGATTCTCGTGTTTTCAAATTTTTCACGGTCCTCTGCTCCACGTCAACAAGTGCCTTTTTCATGTCTGACATGTTTGAGTATGCCACCTTCAAGTCTCGGAAACCGTATTTATTTGCGTGAACAAATAAAGAGTTTTCATCCAGCTTGGGGTCAGATTTCTTAAGTTCCAAGATTTGGGAATCTACTTCCGTTTGAACGGCCAAGATTCTTTCCTTCTCTGCTGACGAGGCGTTCTGCATCTCTTGCAGCGCTTCTCTCTTTGCCAGCTCAATTACTTCAGCGTAATTTTGCGGAACATAATCATCTTTCTTCCACTCTGGTATATCGTCTTGGGAGTTGTTAAGGTCCTTTTTACGTTCAATCTCAGCTAGAGCCTGTGATTTTCTCGTAAATTCGGGTAAGAAGTTTTCCTTAAACTCTCTTGAGAGAGTTTCTGCATCTACTTTTCTGCCGTCTGGTAGATCATAGAGTGCGGGTACTTCAACTGAGGGGATAGCCTCTGGCGTAGGATCAGCCGGAGTTTCTATTTTTTCTGCTGGAGTTTCAGGGCTTGGTGTCTCTGTTGCCGGAGTTACCTCTGGTGTTGGTTCACTGCCACTAAGTTCCATATCGGCTTTCGTATCTATCCATTTTTTTTGATTGCCGTCACTCCTGCTTGGTTAAAATGTTTAACTGCAAGAAGCCGCTTGATCTATTTATTTTTATAATACCATAGTTTTACGACTCTTTGCGGTCAGACCTGTGGATTACTTTTTTTCCCTGCAGGCTTGCTTTTAACCTCTAAGGATCGATTGGCTAGGTCATTCTTTTTATCACTCTCGCTCTTCCTTTCTGCGTGCTCCCTCATTACTTCTGCTACAACTATTTCTGGATCTAGTTGAATACCTGCTTTTGCAGCAAGTTGCACCTTACCATCGGGTGGTAGGTCCATATACGAAATACTCAGCTTAGGCGGTTCGTCCTTTGGTTCTGGGGCAATCTTTGCCATTTCCTCTTCGGGGATGCCGACAGCAAATGGCTTGTTGAGATCGTACACCACACGGTTCTTTGCCTTTTCAGCAGGAGAATCGTAGCCAGCGATCTCAAAGTAATCAGTAGGAGAGAGAAGTGCCTTCTCAACGTCCTGCTGTGCTTGTTCATACTTGAACTGTCTATCTTCAGGAAGTGTCTTTCCGCTAATTAATCTAACCTCCGTCCCGTCTTCAAAGTCATCTTGTATTAAAGTAAGTATTTCAATTGCGGCAGCCTTACCTAAACTCTTAGCGTAGTGATGCTCAGTGTAGCGAACCTTAGCAAGCTGGTAGAACCAGTTAAACAATTCATAGTTAAGATAGTCAATGACCTGCACCATTTCGTTAAGGCGTAGGAACGATTGATCAATAAGAGCAAGGCGACCTCCGCGGGTTTCTTGACCCTCACGAACACCCTTAAAGGCAGCAGAGGCTGCCATAATGTCGTCGATCTCACGGCGAGAGTCTTGCATGTTTTCAACAACAAAAGCTGGGAGTGCTGGGCCAGTTTCTCTTTGCACCCCTGCGACAGCTCCCTTACCCCAGATAATACCCTCTGTTTCAAATCGCATACGTTGTGCATCTGCCTTATCCATAACAGAGGCATCAACCTTAATGATACCATTGACAAGCTTGGCGTTCTGTGTGATGTCACGCTTTGTCTCATCTATGTTTTCCTGCAGTGGTGCGGCCTGAGTGATCATATCTGTCTGACCAATAGGGCAGTCCTCGTTGTTAAACATTGTGCCGAAGATGTAAGGCTTTCGAGGGCGATCGAAGTGATTAAACAAATAAGAAGACATTGGAATCTCTTCTTGCATCTCTTCGAGTCGTGGCATATTTCCTTCTGCAATTTGTTTCTGCTGACCCTGGTAGGCTTTCCTTTGGGCTAACCTCTCTGTTTGTGCAGAACGCACACCTCCAAGCACTTCTCGTCTCGCTTCTCCCTCGGCCTCTTGTAATTGCCTTTCTTCTTCGTTTGTAATCAAAAGACCGTCCCAATCCCAATAGGGGTTACGAATTTTACCGAGTATGACGTTGCTATCAACAAGTTTAAAAATTACATAATCCCAGCACCAAACTTCGTAATACTTAATTTCTGGGTTATTTACCAAGACGTCTTCGTCGGATTCCATTCCGTTTGCTTTCAAAATGTCATCCCTCTTTGATGGAAATCTTTTAAGAACAGCAGATAGATTGTCTGTAACCTCCTCAATTGCAAACTCTGAATCATCCTCCTTGGTTGCTGATTTAGAAAATCTAACCTTGCGCGGATCTATAACCTTTACATCAAAATCATTTATCTTGGCGTTCCAAAATGGCTTAAGTACGACTAGGCGACTAAAGTATAGATTGCGAAGCCCTTTACGAATCACCTCCTTGACATTTCTCTGAGTATACTTTATTTGGAAATACTTTTCCTGTCTTGCTGAAAGGACTTTTGCCTCAGGGGTGTCACGTCCAGAGAGAATGAGGGGTTTTGGGGGATTGGCGATTACGGAGTTGATGACCGCTTCCATGTTTACGAATACGCGGTTGGCGCGGACCTTACTCTTTTTTCTTGAAATTGTTCCAAGCCACTCAGGATTGTTGTTGTAAACTCGTAAATTGTCTTTGTAAGTCTTTTCTATTGTGCTCCAAACTGTTTCAGAGGAAGTCCAGCGATTCGTAATTAAGTTACAGAGTTGCGAATCGTCTAGTTCCGAGATTTTTTTCATGGACAAATCATACCATAGATATTTGTAGAGTTAAAACAAATGTCAAGTTGGGGATAACTTTACTCTTCAGGCCAGTTATTATTCTGTGCCAATATCTCACCCAGATCCCCCATGACATTATCCCTACCAATAAGAATTTTAGAATCAGTCCCGCGGAGAGCCTCTGGCATGTATTTTCCCACACCAAAGCCACCCAAACAGGCTAAGTAGTAATAAAGGGTAGCAAACACATAGTGGTCTTCGCCTGTGGTGCTATCCCACTGGTAACTTTCAATGCCCCTGTTATCTACAACTTTTATGCGCCTGAGTGTTTCCCAGTGCTTTAGATAGTTCTTAATTTCACTGTCCGACGAGAGTCCAAACAGTATTTTAGCGTTTAAAATCTCGTCAATAAGCTGGTCAAGGACTCTATTTCTATTGCTATAAACAACCCCGTCCTTATCCCCCTCACCCCACCAAACGATAGTTTTAGGGTTGTTTTTGTTCTCTTGGAAGAAGCTCATCAAAGCGTTCCGATAGTTTTCCACATAATACTTAGACATCGTGTTGTCCGGCATGGCATCAATCACTAGTTTCGGCTTATACATTTTCATCATGTCATCGAGGTCTCCCCACTTGGTAAACCTACCAATTTTTATCGGACCCAGCTCACTGCCGAGGACGTAATGTTTGATGTTTCCAACGTCCACACCAAGGAACCATTTGCCCGTTTCAAGATTTTTGGGTGTCCAGTTGTCGAGGATTGTGGAACGTGAAACACGAATGTCCCCCGGGCTGTATGGCTCACCCAGTACGAAGTTATAGAAGTATTCCTGGTCTCCTTCAGAATCTCTAATAATTTCCTCGGCATCAATCCATGGGGCCATGAGCAGGGATATATGGTACCCTGAGATTTTCTTATCGGGCGCTTGTGCCACCCATCGGCCCATTCTCCGGTCGGCTTTAAAGAGTTTCTTTTTGCATTCTTTGCATTGGTAAAACTTTTTTTCAATATTAATACTCTCCGGCCATGACAGAGTTTGTTCGTGCTTACAGTCCTTATAATGGCATGTAACCATCCACTCTTTCTTGTCTGATTGATTCCATGCTAAATCAATCGCGTCTTTCTCTGTAGTAGGGTTGGAAAACAGCCATCGCCCTTTGAATTTAGAGGCCTTAGTACGAGATTTCATTGTATCTATCACAGACTGATCTGAACGTGAAGCCTCATCGTGAATCAGCAAATCGGCCGTGGTCATAATGGCCGCTGTCTTAGATACCGTACCCTTAAAGAACATAAAACGACCATCAAACTCCTTGCGCTCCACGTTGTCTGAGTTAATTCCTTCAAAAACCTGTGGATTCGCTGACAATATCTTATTTGTCTTAGAATTCACGAATTCGTTCACATCACTGTCCGTTGGGAAGGTGTAAAGGATGTTCCAGCCGAATTTTATGATGGCAAATAAGGCCTTGATATTGAAAGATACTGATCCTCCAATCTGGGCGCACTTTTTAATGACAATCTCCTGGCTCCAGTCGGTGAGAATGTCTATGAGGAATGGTCGATCGCTAAAATCGAGCATTTCCCCTTTCTCAGAGACAATATTATTCTCAAATATCCATGCCAGGATGGACAAATCTTCGGACCTAACCTTATTTTTTTCCTCCTCGCTCATAATGTTTCATTAATTCCGCGTATTGCCTTGGGTATAGTATTTGGAATCGTGGGTCTGACGGATCTAGGAAATCATCGCGCATATCATGGCGAGACCGAGCCACCATTTGCGAAAAATCGTAGTAGGGGTCAGTGCTTTTGTCTGTTATTCTCCTGATCATCCTATGTCCCTTAGGGCATTTTGCGGCGTACCACGCAGCGGGTAGCATTGGTCGCACCGCACTAACCTGCTTAAATGACAATCCCGTTACATCCTTGCGGCATGAGGTGCAGAAAAAATCTGTTTTTGTTGCTCTCGGCGCTTGACGTATTTCATTGAGTCGGTCGACAAAAGGTTCAAGGATTATTCTCCTATCTTCACGATCTTTGCGACGCTGGTCGTATCTATCTTTAAGCGTCTGTATTTTTTCCCTTATTGTCATAAGCAAGAATCATGTCCTCTTGAATAATTACTAGCTTCTCCAATTGTCCATTAACGGACAATTCAACTTCATCGAAGCCGTAGGGAGAAAAGATTACCATCTGGCCCGTTCCAATGTATTTAACGTCAGGGCCAATATCTATTACTTCCGCTCTTAGCACCGCATTTCCTTTAATGACAGGTAATGCCAACTCATTTGGACCATCCTTCTTTTTCTTAACTTCAACAACTTTTTCAGGCACAATCTTCACTAATAATCTACTCGCTGTTGGTTTCATCATAAGTTTTTTATTTTTTTAATAAACCCCTTCCATCCTTGATCTTCCATCTTTACAAACTCTTCATATTCCTCTTCACTTCCGTCTTCAAAGAATGCCGCTCTGCCATCCTCGTTAATCACCGACGATTGGGTAGCTGGTTTTCTTAAGTCCTCTTGTAGATTTTTTAACAGGTTCTGCTTCTGCTCCGAGTTCATCCATTCCAGGCTCGGCATTTTCTCTGTTTTCTTCGGCTTCAATGTCCGCCAAATTTCTTTTATTGATTTCATTTAGTAATGATTGTTTAATCCCCGCTTCAAAGTTTTTCATCTGCTCCCGAACCTCTGGCTTATAAAACAAGTTATACATCACTGTATTTTGCTTTGGGGTTTCATCTTTGCTGAAGGACCCTCTTAACTTATAAGCCATCTCCAGCCCTTTGGACACCGCCTGTGTATCGGGGCCACTGTCGACTTCTACCATAATGGGGTTTCCTTTTTTATCTACCTCGCCGCTTTCAATTTTTCGGTAGTCACGCTTATCCAACAGTTCGGAGTGTCGTCTTGCCAATGCCTCTTCAGGCATATACTCCGCCAATAGAGCTTTCCAAGATTGTGTCCCTGTTAGTACATTCACTCTCTTTTCCAAGCTGGTTGAGTATAGCCTAGTTCTCCTAATAGCTTTCCCTAAAGATTTAAAGCCCTGCTCTTCGTAGTTTTTAAAGATCATTCTATGGGCAGGTCTAATCTTTGCTTCCCTTTTTGGCCTAGGTCCTTTGAATGGAAAGTTGGGGTGTTTCTTATTTTGCGAAAAATTTTTTTTTCGATTTTGCGTCTTAGGAACTAAGCCTTCATTATTGGGTAGGGGTCTATTTTCTGGTTCCATTGAAATTATCTACTGCTACTGCTCTAGCAACAACCTTTCCTTCATGGAGATAAGCTTCTCCACCTAAGGCTAATTGGTATTTTCCTAGAAGTTCTTTTAGCTCTTTGTTGAAGAGTGCTAAGCGTGCTTCTAGCGTAGTTGCTAATTCTTCTGGGAGGGTAGGGGGACTTACGTCATCATTAGACATACCCCTCTCTATAGGTGTACCCCCCACCTTTTTTTCATCATCTTTATCCATACG